AGTGTGGCCACTCCTTCTGGACCTTGATCTGCAAAAGCACTGACGAAATTACTCATCAACGTACCTATTGCTTTACCATCAAGTCCAGATAAGTCTTTTACTTTTGCAACTATCCCCTCACCAATTAGTATACCACCCATGAATCCAGCCAAACCTAACCCCATAGCAGTCATGTTTGCTGCAATTTGAATTGCACCCGATTTGGCTTTCTTTATAGAAGATGCAGGATTTAAAGTTGATAGAGCTCCAACTCCAAGAATAGCTACAAGAACTGCTGCTCCTTCTTCTCCTGTTCCGGCAAATGCTGCAGTAAAGTTTGATATTAATGATGCTATAGATGTACCATCAAGTTTTGCAGATTCACCTATTTTTGCAATAGCATCAGCAATCAATATACCACCAAAAAAACCAGCAATACCTGCACCCATTGCAGCCATTCCCTTTGCCATTTTCTTTGGACCAACCTTCAACTTATTTGCAGTTATAGATAAGGCAATAATACCACCCATCATTAGAGCAGTTTTTTCATCAAATGCGCCAAAAAAATTCTGGACTAATGTTCTAAGATTTTCACCATTCCCTAAAATTCCCAATAGTGCATCAGCTCCACCAAGAGCAAGAAGAAATGCAGCAATACCAGCACCAAGAGCCCCCATCCCAACTGCAAATCCCACTCCAATCTTTGCTATGGCTTTGAATACTCCACCAACTGCACTGCCAATTCCACCTAACATTCCGGCAATAAGTCCACCAGATTTTCTATCACCACCTTTGATTGTTTGAAAATTTTTACCTAGAGTTTCTTGGATTGATTTAAGAGTACCAAGGACGGCATCATCGTAGACTTTTCTCTCTGCAGCCTGTTCTGCTTCTTTTGCTCTACCTGTGGCTGATTCACCAGAGGAATCTTTGATACTTTTATTGACTGATTTTAATTCAGCCAATAAATCATTAAAAGTTGCATCTGCCATTACTGTGACCTCTTAGCTTGGTTCATTTTTTCTGTTTCCTGTTCGACATGCTCTATCAACATATCAACATAAATCTGTCTCTCAAATGGAATCATATTCTCTAGTTCTGTAAGACTCCAATTGTGGTGCTGAACCATAGCAAAATTCACAGTATAGTGATTAGCTAGGGAGTCGTGACTCAGCCCGATACGAAAAAATCTGATAAACCTTCCAACATTTTTGTGTCAGTCATTCCACATTTCTTACAAGTTGAAGTTACTTCTTTCCTCAACTTTGGTGCACCATCAAAAAATTTTTGTATTCCTTGAAACTGTATAGACGATAAAGAATTTAAAAATTCATTTACCTCATCTTCAGTATAGTCAGATGTTTTGTGCATCTGTTCTCCATCCATGATATACTCTATACATGCACCTATCATCTTGAAAGTACTATCAACTAGATCTTTTTGATCTATACCTGCCAATTTATCAGCCATTTCCATGGCTGGATACTTCATTTTGACTTTTATTGTATCAGTTATATCAATAAGATCTTTATGGTCTTTAGTTTTTTCTATTTGGATCTCATCAATATTCACAACTGATTCAAATACACATGGTGTATCATTTTTACATACCTTATCATCATCTGAGTATGTAATCGGTATCTCATCTCCAACGGATCTTGCTCTTAGTTGAAGAAAAATGTATTCAATATCAAACATTGGAAGAGAGTCAAGATTCATCTGTTTCTCTACACAATTATTGATAATTTCTTTCAAGGCTCTAACCATATCATCCTGTTCACCAGTTTGCATGGCCATCATCAAAAGTTTTTCCTCTTTGACGAGGAAGGGTCTATATGTGATTGACTCACCAGTTGAAGGTAAAATCAATTTGTGTTTCATTACTGTAAGTTTTGGCAAACTCATAATATACTCCTAATTATAATTATTATCAACCAGTTCTCTGTCTGGTTGGAACTCCATTAACATTTCCTGTTACATTTCCACTTATCCATCGTTTATATTGCATGGTCACAGGAAGTCTTGCAATTTCATTTCCACCACCATGAGATAATTGAACTTCAGCCACAATACTGGGCCAAGCATTTTCTAGTGTAATTTCGTATGGAACATCTGGGCCTGATGTAGAAAAATCTAGTGAACCTCTTGAATGTTTTCTTATCAAGATTTTACAAGCATAATCATTATAAAATTTTATATTTCCTGTGCTTGGATCTATTATATTACTCTGCCAGGCATCAAAGAATTTCTTTTGACTCATATCTTGAGTGAGTAAAAATGTCATAGAAAGTTCTTGAAATGCTTGTCTATATGGCATTTGATATGCAACTCCATGAATAAACTTTTCTTGTGCACTTATACTTTTTGTAGGAAGAGCTACATTCTCACAAAGAAATTGTAAATCTTTTGCTACACTACTACCTAAATTTCCAATTATATTACCACTAAAAACAACTTCAAACTTTTCTGTAGTTGCTAAACCACCCCTATTTAATATTGTGGATCTTAATCTAGTTGGACTAAAAGATGTTGCCATTAGTAATTTCTCCTACTATCTGCCCATACAGTTTTCTTTGATTCCTTTTGGAATCTCTCAACTGGCAGGAAGATTGCTATTTCCCATTCGTCCGCATCTATACGAACAGTTTGTGATTTTACATGATCTCCAAGATACCTTTTTACACAAGGTACGGCTCTTCCAAATCTTTTCAATAGACCATAAGTTAATTCAAGTCGTGTGGTTTTGTCGTATTTGTCATTACTCGTATATCTATTCAGTTGATCCATCAATACTGCTCGTTCTCTTGGGGGTATATAGTGTAGATTCAAACCATAGAACCCGCCTGGTGCTCTCTCAAATGGAAAGACTAAAGGGTACATATCCCAATATGGTAACTTCTTTGCAAACTTTGGATCATACTTATAGAAGAACATTTTCCCCAACATGATATTATCGTCTGGTTGTCTTTTCAAAAGTTGATTTGGAGTAACTGCTCTCATACGAGCACTTGCACCTGCTTGTTGTGCTTTTTCCCTAAACCAATCCCCTGCAGCTCTTGCCTTTGCTCCAGCGGTACTTGTCTTGATTGCAGTCTTCAGTTTATCAAGAAGACCTTCGTTGATTGCTTCTGCCATACTAATATTTAGTCAGATCGTCTTCAGTTAATATTTTCCAGCCCCATTTTCTATCATCACAATATGCTTTGGCAGCCTTCCATTTTGCCTCATTGACTCCCCATGTCTTGACTTCTCTGATAAATCTACCTCTTTTTCTTCGGTCTTTGGGTGGAGCACCCTTTGGTGGAGAACATTGTGCCTTGGGTTTGACTTCTATGAGACTTTCTTTCACTAATCCTTCTGATGTTTTGACCTTTACCCAGAAATCGGGAAAGTATCTATGTCTTCTGCCATCTATTGGGGAACGATAGGGTATGACTATTTCTTCACTGGACCATTTTAAAACAGATGGAGTTGTATCAAGATACCGCATGAATCTTAACTCCCATAGAGAACGATATGTGATTGCGGTATGATCTCCTTTATATTTTGCTCTGTTCTTTGGTTTAAATTTTCCTTTGTAACTCATATAAATATCTATGTACCATTCTATTCGGAGATTTCATGGCAGACATATTAAAATATCCTTTTGATCTTGACAGTAATAATTTATATTCACATTATATAACTTTTAAAAATACAGTGCATCAAAGGCAGACTACAAAAAGAGGTCTTGGTGCTACTAGTGTTCACCTCTATTTACCACCAGATGCCCTAAAAACATCATATTCACAGACTTTTGCAGATACAGATTTAGGGGCAGTTGGTAGTGTAATCAATCAAATTGATGAAAGACAAGTTGGTGGAATAGGTGATGCAATTGCATCTGGAAGTGTGGGAAGAATGTTGGAGATATTGAAAGGTGTGGGTGCAGATGATGCAACCAAGACAGCAATCAAAAATGCAGCTGCAAGAGAAGCAGTGGGTAGGGCTGGTGCAGTAAATGCCGGTGCAACTGCAGCAATTCAGAGAAAGTTAGGACAAATTGTAAATCCATTTAAGGCTGTAATTTATAGTGGGCCTGGTGGATTTAGGACATTTACGTTTACTTTTGTAATGCAACCAGAAAGTTCAGCAGAAGTTGAAACAGTAAAAAAGATAGTGAGATATTTTAAATTTCACATGCATCCAGGCGTGAGTGATTTGAGTTTTACTAAAGTTGTTGCAAGTCAGGCAACTGCTGCAGCAGGATATGTGAATCAACAAAGGGAAACTACAACTAGAACAGGCTCAATAACATCTTCTGCGATGTTGACTTATCCAGATACGTTCATGATAAGTATGTTTCCCAATAGACAACCACAAAGTGATGGACTATCTTCAACAAAAAATTCATTGTTTAAAATTAAAGAGTGTTTTCTGGAAAGTTTTAATGTAGACTATTCTACTTCTGGTGGTCCTGCTTTTTTTGATGATCCAGATGGTTCTCCTGTTACAACTACTGTTTCAATGCAGTTTAAAGAGACTGAACTATTGACTAGAAACTCTATTTCTGAAGGATTCTAATGTCTGAATATTTTTCAAATTTTCCAAAAATTCTTTATGACATTGATGGAACCAATTCTACTGCTCCTGAATTTTCTACTGCGATAAACCTGTTGATACGAAACAAACTCAGAGAGGTTGTCAAGGGTGATATTTCAATATACTATCCTTTTGTCATTCCAGAAGAAGTTAGAAGACCAGATGTCCTATCACAAAATGTGTATGGTGATGTGTCCTTTACATGGACCATCTTCTTAGTCAATAATATACTTGATCCTCTTTGGCAGTGGCCAATGGATTCCAGAGTCTTTGAGTCATACCTTACTAAAAAGTATGGTTCCGTAGGTGCATCTAAAATTACAGTTCATCATTATGAGTATACATGGCAGGAAAGAGTTGAAGCCACAGGAACTTCTGATCCCATACCTGCACAAAAACTAGAAGTAGATTATGATACATATCTGGGTATCAATGAAGATTTTAGAGAAGTTATTTATAACTTTGAATATGAAGAGACTAAAAACGAAGCAAATCGTGAAATATCTTTGATTCAACCATTTTACATAAGTCAAGTCATAGATGAAGCCAGAGGATTATTCAGATAATGTCAAGAGGGAACCTCACAAAAGCACAAACCGAAACAGCTCATAATGAAAAAAATTTGGGAAGACAGGTTGGTGAATATAAGATAAATCGTATCAGAATAATTTCTCCTTTGAGGTCTAGGGCTCTTGGAGTGGGATCTTACATAGACATTAGTGAGGGTACAAAGGCAGTCTGGTCTGAGATTAATTTTTATGAAGATATTGATACTCCAATAGTCTCAGGAGATATTACTCTTTCTGATGCAGTTGGTATTGTAGAGGCTACACCAATTCTTGGTGAAGAAATATTAGAAGTCTCTTTTGCTACTGCAGGTGCAACTCCTTTACCGATATCTGCAAATGCAAATAATGACTCACCTAGTGATGCAATTATAGTTAATAGGTTCAGGATACACAGAGTTGACCCACCAACAACTGGTAATCAAAATTTTAGATCAATAAAACTTCATTTCGTTTCTGATTTGGTTATGAAAAATGTACAAATTGAAGTTCAAAAATCATTCAAAGGAACTGCTAACTTTCCTAAAACTATTTCTGATATAGCAAGAAGTGTATACTATGATTCTTTTTGTATGGGTAATAATCCTACTAAAAAAGAGTTTAAAGTAGAACCAACGAAAAGTCTCTACTCTGTACATATACCAAACTGGACTCCTTTCAAGGCAATTGAGTATCTTGCATCTAAGGCTGAATCAGTAAGTTCTGATGCAAATGGTGCTCACTTTGTATTCTATGAAACTCTTAAAGGATATAGGTTTGTGTCTATTGAGACATTAATGAAAGGTGGTTTTAGAAATTACGGACAAGTCACTGAAGACGATATAGAATTTCAAAATAAGGTAGGATTCAAATATACAGAACATAGTAGTAAATCCTCACCAAAGGCTTTCTTACCAATTTATAATGAGTATACATCAGACATTACAAGACCATCTCATGTGGCCAAATATTTTATGAGACCTGCAAATATTGGTGTGGATGAACTTTCAAAAAGGTTTTCCATATCTTCTTTGACTGTCTTGAATTATCCAGACACACTTCGTAATTTGAGGTCTGGTATGTATGCTAACAAAGTAATCACACATGATTTACTTGGGATGACTGTTCATACAAAAAATTATTTGTATAAAAAACAAAAAGATGTAATTAGAATAGAAGAGGGTGGAGTTCAAACTCTAGTAGATAATCCAGATAAGTTACCAGAGGATGCAGAAATTGACATTGATAATTTCACTACTGCGGAGGGAGGTGCACTTTGTTCCGAATTTGCAGATTACTTAGATAGACCACAATCTCATGTGTCTTTATTTCCTTCAACTAGAAATATTGGTGTAACTTTTGGAAATGGACCTACAAAGATGACTTTTAGAGATAGTGATGGTGATTTGATACCAAATGTAAATTTGAAAACTCGTACCATAGATGGAAAACCAGAAACAGCATTTCCTGTTGAAACTGACAGAAATATTGAAGAAGTTTTAGGTAAAAGAATTTCACAACAAAGACAAATTGAATCAGTTAGAATACAGTTTCAAGTTCCTGGCGACTCGGCAAGGGAGGTTGGAGATTTGATATATTTTAGTTATCCCTCTGATGAACCAGAGGATAGAAATACTGGTAATATAAAAGAACATAAGTACCTGAGTGGTAGATATTTGATCACGGCTCTTAGACATAAAATAACCCCAGAAGAATATGAAATGGTGATTGAAGCCTCAAAAGACTCTTATTTATCAGAACCTTCCTCTGGATTTGAGGCAAACATTCCTAAAGTACAAACCCCAGATGGAACTGGTTATGTTGAAGAAGGAAGATAATGAATAATAATTTCATGGGAAAAGATGGATTTGTTTGGTGGCAAGGTGTAGTAGAAGATCGCCAAGATCCATTGTATTTGGGTAGATGTCGAGTCAGAATTCTTGGATGGGACACTGAAGATAAGGTGAAGATGCCCACGGAAGAATTACCTTGGGCTTTTCCAATTCAACCAATCACTTCTGCTGCACAAACTGGTGTAGGTATAAGTCCAACTGGACCAGTAGAAGGAACATGGGTTGTTGGTTTTTATCGGGACGGAGAAGAAGCTCAAGAAAGAGTTTTCTTTGGAACTTTGGGTGGTATCCCACAAGCTCCAAGCGACCCAACAAAAGGTTTTAGTGACCCTAGACTCACCAACAAGGAAATTAGAAAACATGCTCAAGATGAAGAGTATGAAACAGTTGGTCCAAGATTAGAGTACGGTGCAAAATCTGATCATAGAGTGCCAACCGCCCCTGCAGGGATAGACCTTTATACTGGAGCTAAAAAACTTAGTATCGATCAACTACAAGAAAAAGATGGTTTAGGAAATTATGCACATCAAGAGTTGAAGGCACATGGTGTGGGCCCAAATCTTCTAACTCCTGTTCAGGTAATTCTCAAAGAATATAAGTCCAAGAGTAGATACCCAGATGTGGATTACATAGGAGAACCTACTACACCAAGACCTGCATTAGGAAGATTTGGAAATTTTAAAGGTGTTACTTCTCATACTGGTGGTGGTATTGTAAAACAAAAAGTAGAGTGGTCAAAAATTACTCAAAATATCAGAAGATCAAAAATTCCCACATTCAATCCTTTGGCAGGTGTGGTGAGAACAACATGGTCTGAAATTGATCCAGCCTCTATCAATAAAGCAAAGTATCCATATAATCATGTACACCAATCAGAAAGTGGACATATTATAGAAATTGATGATACGCCAGGTTTTGAAAGACTACATCGTTATCATAGGGCTGGTACATTTGAAGAGATCGGCGCCTTAGGACAAAGAATTACAAAAGTGATGAATGAAGATCAAACATTCAAAATGATGAACTCGTTTGAAAAAATCTTTGGTGATTCTTTGATTAGTATTGATGGAGATTTGGATATAGTTTCAGAAAGAGGTTACACTCACAGCACAGGTTCTTTCAGTCTTGATTCTAAATCTGCAATAAGAATGTCTGGATTAGGACAAGGATTGTTTTCGGCTCGTGGAGGTATAGTTGTTGATTCTGGTTCTGGATCATTAACTCTTAGAGGTCAAAATTTAATTCATGATTTTAAAGATTCTAGTCAAACACAAAAAATTAGAGGAAATCTAGTAAATAAGGTAGGTGGTAAGTTTTCGACCAGAGCAAGTGGAATAAATTTAGGATCAAGAGGTGCAACATCTGTCAGTTCAGGTGGTTCTTATAATGTAATAACAGGAGACAACATTAATGAAGCATCAACGAATTTGGCAGGTATATTTGGGGCCCCAGCAAGATCCTTTAAGTCTGCAATAGGTGAGATCATATTTGAGACTGCATTGCCTGGTCCAACTGGTTCTTTTGCATTTAATGCTGGAATTTCAGGATTACTTGGATCAATCTCAATGGATCAACTTGGACAAATATCACTCAATGTTGGTCCTGGCGGTTCTATTGCAAAATTAACTCTTGGGGCAACTGGTATTGAACTTTCTTATCTTGCAGGATTGGCAAAGATTGAATTAAATGCAGCAGGTGTTTCCATAAACGGATTGACTTCAACAATGACAGGAACAGTACAGGCAAAAGTTGATGGAGCATTGGTCAACGTGGAGGCTTCGGGAATCAATACTGTTAAAGGTTCTCTTGTAATGATTAATTAGGAGTGACATGGCAAATCCTGTAATTTTTTGGACTCAACCACTAGATTCACCAGCTACTGTTGATGAACCACATATTTTGAG